GAAGCCAACGTGCCACCGAACGTCTTCGACAATTGACCGGCAGTGGTCAACAACTGGGAGAACATCGGCGCCACATCACCAAGCGCGTCGAACACCGTCTGGAACCCACTGGACACACCCGACGAAAAATCAGAGATGCCCGTCTTCGACCGGGCCAGCAGACGACTGATGTTCGAAGCGAACGAACCGATCGTGGAACCGGCATTACGGAACACGTCGGCAGTGGTGGAACGCAGCTCATACGCCGCATCACCAATCGCGGAGAACGAGCCACGCATGTTCTCCTTGGCGTCAGCCGCGCCAGCCGCCCACGCCTGCAACGTCTCTTGGAACCTCACACTGTTCACCGCGTCAGCGGCATGTTCCACAGCAGTGCTGAACCCCTCAAGTCCGTTCTGCTGTTCGGCAAGCCCCCGGTACAAGCCGGACGCAATATCAATGACCCCATGAAGAGCCGTCTTCAAATAGCCGGCCTGTTCAACGACCTGAGCCATCGACTTGTTGATCTCACCACTCAACCGCGCATTGTTCACCCACCTGGAGAACTGTTCAGCCAAATCGGAAACATAGGAAGCCGCACGGGGAAGATACGTGCTCGTGGAATCACTCAATTCAAGAAACGATTTCACAACCGATTCCACACCAGGCACCAAGTTCTCGATGGACTTGTTCACATCCGTGAACACACGGCCGACCTGCCCGATCTTGTTGGATTCGGTGACCATCTTCAACATGCCGTTGAACACATCCGCCTCAAGCCCAGCCAGCTTCTGCATCTGCGGGCCGACCACATCACCTACAGCATTAGCAAACTCCTTGAACGCCGGGGCAGCCTTACCGTAGAACGTGTCCTGAAGCTTCTCACCCAAACCTTCCAACGCGGTACCGGCGAGATTGATGTTCTCACTCCACGCCTCGCCCTTCTCACCGATAATCATACGCAAGGACGCGTATGCGACACCAAGGCCAGCCAACGCTGACGGCGCCGCCAAAGCAGCCTTGCTCATCGACACAATGGACGAACCAACACCAAGCACACTGCCGGACAAGTTGATCGCCCCAGCGCTGATACCCGCCATCGCGGTACCCAACGCGCTCACCGTGGGAATGATCGTATCGAAGTTGTCGAACAGGTTCACCAGACGCTGAAACTGGTTCTGCACACCCTTGATACCGGTCGCCCCAGCGGTCATGCCACCGAGAATCTTACCCAGATCAGTGCCGTGGAACTTCGCGAAGATGTCCACGGTGCGGGGACGGGTGAAATACGCCAAGTGAGCGCGCGCCAACGCGGTTTCCAAATCCACGTCCATGTCGAGCTTGTCATGGTCGCGTTCGAACTCCTTGATACGGTGTTCCGCACGCGCCAAGTCAAGGTCAACGTTCAGTTCGGCTTCCCAATCATGATCGGGGTCCATGCGCACGTTGCGCGCAGCCTCACGAAGCTGCGCCTGAATGTTGTCGAGGTCCACCTTGATGTCCACCGGCAGGTCGAGATGTTTCGAACGGAGCCGGTTGAGCTGGTCCTCCACCTTGTTGGCATCATCCTCCAACACGCGCACACGCATGTTGACCGCATGCTCGCGTTCCATACGTTTCGTGAACGCATCATACTCGTTCGCAACCTTGTCGAGTTCCTGGATAAAACCACTGGTATGGAACTTGTTGAACGCCTTCACCGGGTTCAAGGAAAGCTTGTGGAACTCACGCAGCCGGTCGTTCAATCCGGTCAACTGGCGGCGAAGATTGCTCGTATCCACCGTGTTGAGACCTCTGAGGCCCTTCATCATCATGCTGATGGCGTCCTCAGACTGCTCCAGTTCCTGCGTGAGCTTACGCTGCTTCATTTTGAACCGTTCCACGGCAGTAGCCGAGGATTTCACCGTGTTCTGATGAGTTTTGAACGACCTGTCCATACGGTCCACGGCATTACGCGTATCACCCAACACCGGATTCGTCGAGGAGAGGATACGCGCCCACTTGGCTTGCTCGCGTGACTGCCGCGCCACTTCCCCACGGTATTTCGCCGTGTTATCGGTCGTGTGCACCAATCCCAAGTCGATGTCACGCAACCCACCGGAAACACTGTGTGTCACCTTATCGACGTGACCCATTTCCATTGCCATGTCGCGTAGGGAGCTTTTGGCGTCGCCCAGTTGGGTGTTGACGTCCTCAAGCTGCTTGGTGAACGTTGCCAGGCTTTTCTCATGCTTCGCATCGAACGCAACCAAGTCACGCTGCGCCTTACGCAATTGCGTGCCGAGATTCTTGTACTCCTTCTGCAAATCCTTCACATGCTGCGAAGCGAGCTTGTACTCGTCACTGTTGCGTTTGAACGCGTCACGAGCCTGCTTCGCATCCCTGACGGACGTTTCCATACGCTCGTACGCCTCAGACAGACTCTTGATCTGTTTCTCACGGTCGGCATGACCCTTCGCGTACGCATCGTTCTCCGCGTTGAGCTGCTTTTCCAGATCACGATGCTTGACGGTCAACTCACCGACCAACGAACTGGCGGAAACCCATTCACGGTTACGTAACCGCGCATGGCTACTGGCCTGGTCGGTCAACGCCCTCTCGAACGCGGAATGCTCCCTGAGCGTGTCGGCCATACCTTTCGACAAGGCGCTCTTGTCCCATTGAATCCTCAATGGTTGGGCTGCCATATCACGTTGCATGCGTTCACGGGTGCGTTCCACGTCACGCATCAACGACGCGTTGTCCAACACCGCTTTGATGTCGATACGTTCGTCACGGTCGTTGAGGCGCCGTAACTGGTCGTCCAAACCGCGCGTGTTCAACGAAGTGTCGATTTCCAGATCACGCAACCCGTTCAGGGCTTCCTTCACCTTCCGGTAGAAACCATGAGTGTTCGGTTCGACGTCGATGATGACGGTACCGGCCTTGAACGCCATACTCCACCCCCATACGAAAAAACAATTGGTAAGTGCCTGCGGTGGGGCTCGAACCCACAACCCAAGGCTTAAAAGGCCCCTGCTCTGCCAATTGAGCTACACAGGCGAAAACGGGAAGCCAAGCTCCCCGTCAAAAGAACCCACCGTCACACGGTGGCATTGGTTTTGCCCATCATGTGCGCGATACGCACAAACTCAAGCGCGCTGACCTCACCGTGTGTGGGCAGTTCACGCGGCGGCGTATAGGAAGGCGGATGCACCGGATTGGCTTTCACCTTGCGGTTATCCGCTTTGGCGGCCAGATACCCGTCCATCATGTTGCGCACATCCGCGAGCAGCATCATCGACGAATCCCAACCAAGCCAAGGCAACACAACCGGTTTGCTGTTCCTATCCCCATTCGTGTCGTCGAACCCACCGGCCTCGGTGCGTTCCTGCAACACGCGCGCACGATACAAACTGTCAGGCATCGCGTTCAACCCCGACAACAGGCGCATCGCACGCACCGGGTTCAACCGTGGGCCAGACACAATATCCAACCCATAGAAACGTTGGAAGTCAGCGGTCAGTTCTACCGGATACTGGTCGAAGAGCTCTTCGACTGCACGGATTTTCCCAACTGGTCCTCAACGAACTTCACAACCACCAGCAACGTAAGGAACAACGTGTTCACATCCATGCCCTGCGTGAACTCGTCCACCTTGGCCTCATCGCCTGTGACGGTCTTGACCCATGCGATCATGCCACGCAACGCGTCGATACGAGCGCGCACCATGGCGGCCGCGTGCTCGTCGTCCTCGTTACGTGTCGAAGCGTTGAACGCGACATACATGCGTGTACGCGCTTCCTCGAACCGTGCCGCCACATCAAACGAAAACGATTCGGCAGGCATCGGCTTGGGCAAACACGCAAGGATCGGGTTCTGTTCTACGAGCGCTTCCCACGTTTGCGGGAACTCGACTTCTTCTTCGACTTCTTCGTTTTGCACGCCATTATCGACACTCATGTTTCTCTCCCATCAAGATTTGGTTTCGACATCCCCCATCAAAAAAGAAAATCCCCGCACATGGATGGGAGAACACACGTGCGGGGAAAACTGAATCACTTACCGGTGGAAACGCCACCACCAGTAGTGGACGCGGCCTTCTACTCTCACTGAAGCAGAAGGAACTCAAAATCAGGCTTGCCAGTGCCAGGCGATTCGACCGTCGCGGTCAGACCCTGCTCGATGAAATCATCATTGAGCTGCGGGCCACCGGACGGGCTGACCTTCGTCTTCGGGAAGTGGAAACCGAACACCGGTTCAGTCGAGTTCTGCGTCTCCTGTGTGATGACCACGATCGCAAGCTCCTTCGGATCGGAGTTGACGTTCGCACCCACACCGTTATCGGTGTCAGTACCGTTGAAGATCAGCTTGAGGGTTTCCTCATCCATCTGCAACGCGTTCGCAGTGACGGTCATCGAACCATCCGAACTCTTCTTCGTCTTCAGGTTCGACTTGAGCCAGCTACGGAACGAATCACTCTCACCGCCTTCGAGATTAATCTCGATCTTGTTGGAGTTCGACGTGTGACCGAGGTTCTTCCACTTCTTGCCATCATTACCGGCACTTGCCACCTCGGTATCCGTCAAATGGAACCCCTTGAGCCCGTTCGTGGGCAACGCGGTACCGGGCTCCGCGTAGAAGATCGTGCCGTACTCGGCAAAATACACGGCATTATCGTTGATTGCCATATTTGTTTGTCCTTTCAAACAAAAATCCCCCACACGGAAACCGTGCAGGGGATAAAAATTAAGGTTTTGAATTATGAGAACGGGTCGCGCACATGGAACTCGCATGTGGTGGCGGTCGCGTACTGTTTGATACGTTTGCTGGTGGCTTGTTTGCCGCCAGCAGCTTTCGCGAACGCCGGGGGAACCGTGACCTTCGTCACCCGCCCCCATTCGGTCGCGTCCATCAACGGCCAACACATGACCAATTGACGCACATACGAGGCGAGCCTGAACGCCCTATCCGCGTCCACGCTCTCCACCAGCACGCTCATGGAACAATCCCACATGCGGGACCTATGGCGGCGCCCCGCGAACACGGGCGGCTCCACATGGAATACGACCACATCCGTGGCGTGCGCATACGCGTCCACGTCCACGTCGATCTCGTTGAACACGAGCACCTTCGGTAACCCGTCAGACACCGACAGGACGGAAACCGAATTGTTCGGTTCCCCCTCCCAACGGGTCTCCAAGTCCGACGGCGTACGGAACTCCTCGCCCACGGAACCCTCCGGCGGTTCTTCGAACCCACGCTGGAACAGTTCCATGACCAGGCTTTCCGCGTCCAACTGAGACCTAAGCTCAGGGTGCACATTCAGGTCAATACGGGGACTTCCCATTGCGGTCAGCCTCCCCTCGCCGCACGCTGCATCACGTGATGCCCCTCAACGAACCGGCCAGCCTGCTTGTTGAACGCGCCGAACTCATGCGCCAACGTCACATCAGTGCCATCACGCCCAGTGACCGTCAACCCAACCGTCGTGTCGATACCGTGGTATTCCATACCGAACTCCATACGGTCAGCGACCGAATGACCGGGGTTACGACCCACAGCGGCGGCGTTCGCCAACGTTTTCGCGCGCGCCATCACCTTGCATGCCTCACGACGCGTGATCTCGGGGCCGAACTCTTCAGCGACCTTACGGCTCAAGTTCCTATCGAGTCGGATTCGAACCATGCCATCGCCTCCCCGCTTTCACCCCACACCGGCGCTTCCTCAGCGGGCAGCTTCGGATGCAACCGGTATTCTTCGGGAATCTGTTCCAAATCGGCCGCACGACGCACACGAATCTCCCAATGGTGCGTCTTGCCATGACGACGATGCTCGGGGGCGCCGTCCACGTCATACAAGTCACCATGAATCCACACGAACGTGTGAATGTCACCGTGCCATTCACGCGCCAATATCTGCTTGACCGTGACCTCACGCAACCCACCAGACGTCTGAGGGTTCTTGTCCTCACTGCCGGAAATCGAGAACATGCCAGCCTGCTGTTCACGCCCTTCAAGAGAACACCAGCAGTAGAAGCTATCCCCGAACTCATACGTCACACCATGCGCAGAACGACGAATCGAAGCAAGCTGCACGATGATCTTCGACGTATAGAACAAGTCCGTTGGCTTGACGAACGGCTCAGCCTCGAACGAAGAATCGACCGGCTCCTTGGGCTTGTCCGACGAAAACAAGTACGCCATTCGGCATCACCTGCCATACGCGCGGTCAAGACCCAACATCACCGTGCCGAACGGGGCGGAACCCTCATTCACACCGGTGAGTAAGGCCCGTTCCTTCTTCGTCACGTGCAAATCCGGGCTGATCTCCCAACCGGGCGGATTCATGTCCATGACCTGATCGGTACGCGTGTACGCGCCGTTCGCCTCGCTCTTGCGCATCGACCAACGCGCCACACGCAACACCATCGCACAGATCACATACGTGAACGTACGTTCGCTCAACGCGCCACTATCCAACCTGTAGCGGGCGGAAGGGCACTCAGCGAACGCAATGTCACACGCAGTCAAACAATGCGGGATGATCCACTTCTCGTCATCCAAACGGTCAAGGAACACTTCAGGCGTGCCACCACCATACGTGAGTATCGCACCCACCCAATCAATGCCTTCAACATCAACGGCCATCGCACACCCACCTTCCCCGCACAGGTCAGAGCACGTTCGCCTTGAACGTGGAGACAGCCTGCTGGAGAATCGGCATAACCGTGCCGTTCACCCACAGGTCATAACGCACCGGGGCGGCTTCGCTCATAACGGCACCGATCATTCCCTCATTGACAGCTCGCCCGATCTCGTACTCGGGGTCATCGGCTTCGGCGGTCGGGCCGGAAGCGGTGAAACCAAGCGTCTGGTCGTTGAACGAACTGAACATGATGAACGTGCCATCCGGGACGACCGTGGACAGGTTCAACGGCAGCAACAAGCCATTATCACGTTCGAACTGCGTATACATGTCGTCGATGACACGGACAGTCTTCAACGGCGTATAGGTGCGGAACCACGTCATCACGTCGTCGTCACCGATACGGGTCGGTGCCTGCGCTTCAGGGAGCTTCGTCAGGTCCTGAATGACACGCTTGTTCGTACGCAACGCGGCAATGACACCACTCGTGGTGAGCGCCGCCGACGGTGTGCGGCCGTTCTCGGCACGAATCAGCTTCACCCACGCCTCGATGTCCTGCTGCGGGTCGGAAGTAGCCGTGCCCCACTTCTTCGCCGGAGTGACATTATTCAACGCGGCCGGGCGTTCGAAGT